CAGATGTGGTTGAATTATTTATAATATTCGAACCTTTCACCTGTTTAGTGTTAGCCATTGAACGTGCCAATGCCTTTGTATATCTAGTGCTGATTTTGTCGTAGAGATTATCCTCCACGGCTTCTTCAGTTAATGAGAAAGCCAAAGCGACAGTCTCGTTGGTATACCTTGCAGTGTAAGTTTCTTGAGCGTCGTCGTAGCTTACGCCTTGACCCTCAGGTTTTACAGCTGCGTTGGCAAAACCACCAAGCATCACTTCTTCTTCAAATGCACGATCAGAACTCTCTGTTTCAAAGATTTCTGCGTTTTGGTTTTCGTAGCGGTCGTATTCTAACCCGAACAGTGCGTTTAACCCTGGTTCGAGTTCTTTGACCAATTGCATTCTTGAAATTACCATTGTTCAATTCCTCCTATAGGTTAAACCCCAATAACATCAGCGTAGTATTGATGCTCATTAAGACGAACTATCCAGTTCGAATTATCGGCAGAAATATCGCTGTTGCTTGGGTCTTCACAAATTCTTATAATCCTGCACTGAGCTGTAGCTCCTGCTGATGCAGTGGTAGCGTCCAGTTCAGTTTTAGATTGTCCATTAACGGTACTGCCAGCTGCATAAACAATGTCTGCATTTCTGCCTACGCTGCTTTGAGCTATAGTACCATCAGTTTGAATTTCGTAAAGTTTATTCGGATCATCATAGACGAACGCTTCAATTTCACCACTTGCTGGAGTAATACTCCCAGGGTAGTAATTTGACCATGTTGGTTTTTTTGTAGTAGGTGCAACATAGAAACAACCATTGAATACACCAATTGCAACGACGGCGTCGCCGTCATCACTTTTAGTAATATATCCAGTTGTTTCTAGCTTAACCAAATCACCTTTAAAGATGGCTTGGCCGTCACCGGAAGTAATTAGGTACTTTGAAGTACCTCCATTTTGGATGTTACTTCCCAATTCCCCTACAGGTCTAAAACCAAATGGCGCGTCTACATTTGCCATGATTTTTCCTCATAGTAATTGTTGTGACCCACTCCTCATGAGTGTGTCAATAATGTGTAAATTATGTGGAAAACCTAACTAGGTTTCTTGCCACCAAAACTTACGCGAGTGCTTCTCTCCGAAGAGATTGGCATACTAGGATGTTGGTCCTTAAGTGGATCGCTTGCAATCGCTTCATCCTTATCTTTCGTCAGTTGATGAAAGTAAGCATTCCGCTCTTCAACGATTTCCTCAGGAATCCTTGCTAGCATTAATCCTCCAACAGCTATAACACCTTCATATTTACCTGAATCTAATTGAGGCCATTCAGTATCAGGATATTCATCCGATCGGACAAATTCCCAACCTTCGCGCAGTCTAGCGGAGACATTTTTATTGTCCAGCTGTCCTACTATTTCGGCCCTTATCCAGCGGTGTTTAAAACCGGCTGGCGCAGGTGGTGCATCTAGTGATGTCGGTGGAGCCCATGGTTTCCTTCGAGAAGTTTTCTCTCGGGTTTCAGACTCGCGTGATGGTAGTTTTTGCGGTTGTTTCGTTTTCATAATCATATGCCTACTCCTTCACGTACTTCGCATATTCGCTTAGTGGCACACCTAGTTTTTTTGAAATGGCAACCTGTGATGGTGTGAGTCTCACTGTGCCTTTGCGCCTTCCTGGCCCTCCACTTCTATTAACAGAAGAGACTGACTGAAAAGGCGAAACCTTGTCAAATCGATGAGGAAATGTATCCTTCATCCTTTTGTCTATTTCACTATAGTACGAATCGGATGTCGTGTCAAATCCTTCTTCAACTAGTTTACGATGAATTGAGAAAGATGTCAAGGTCATTGGTTCATCTTGTCCAAACCATTCGTTCTTGTTGGCCCAGTCCTCCGCCTTTGGATCTGGCGGCCTCGGTGCTGGTCTTTGCTGTGGATATGGTTGCTGTGGCATTCGTGGCTGTCTTGGGTCCACGCCGCGTGCTTCCATTTCCTGTCTTAATCTTTCACGCTGTGCTTTATGGGATTCTGCTCGTTCCTCCTCAATGGCCAAACGGCTCAGCTTGGTTTGGGCATCAACTTGTTTTTCTGTGTCCCCCAAATCCATAGCCTCTTTTAATTCTTTTTTGGCATTGGCAATCTGTGATTCCACACGGTCACCATATTCAGCAACGTATCCGGAATCAACCTGCTGCGCCCTTTGTTTTATTTCTTGTGCGTCACGCTGAACTCCCTGCGCGTATTGAACGGCAGCCTGTTCACGTCTTTCAGATTCCCTTACTCTTTTAGTTAATTTGTCAATCCTTGATTGAACTTTTTTACCGTAGTCATCTACTTCCGATGAAGTGGCCCCTTCACTAACACCGACATCCACTTCTTTAGAAGTATCATCAACATTAACTTTTTTAGGTGCTTCATCGAGGCTAACCTCGGTAACTTCACCTTCGGCCGGCAAGTCAACCATCTTCGCATCTGCGTCTGATTGCATTTGCACTTTCATTTTTTCTTCTGCAGGCATATTTCCTCCTGTTATGTTTTAAATTGCAAGATATCCTCCGGGTCCTTTACCACGGCAATTATCTCGTCATCGTTAAGTATCCTCACTTCACCACCCTCTATTCCAAAACGGGATCCGGCGTAACGACCAAATATAATCCAGTCTCCTTTTTTACACCATGGTCCTTTTGTAAATCTCTCTGTGTCTCTGTATGCATCCGGTCCAACTTTCAAGACTAACGCTGTTACTGTTGTAAAGCCCCGCTCCTCGATTGTCGTGTCGGACAATATTATTCCGCCCTTAGTCTTTCCTTGTCCCTTGTATGGAAGAACCAATATTCTCCATCCTGTAGGGTTAGGTAATCTGTCTAAAATTTTATCTGTTGGTAGATGCTTAATCTCGTTAAGGGCCTCGTCCTGTATTTTTTTAACAAACCGATTTTCCTTATCTTCAGCCACTTTATTGTTTTCATCTGCTTCTACGGATAAATCCTTTTCCTCTAAAGCAAATCTACGTTTTGGTATCTCCGTCATTTTCTCTTTCCTGCAGGTCCTGTATTTCCTGTTCCATTATGTTATAAGCCTTGAATTCACCGACCGTTTTGTTGTATACGTCCCAGCTGTGAATGCCATTGGCGATAACTGTTTTTATCTCTTCCTTGCGCTCCCTAACCCTCTTTAGGATCAGGTAAATAGCGGTAGTATCTTCCATTAATTACTTTTTCTTCTTAATTGTTCCGCCTCGTTTAGCCATGGTACGAGCACCCGAATAAGGTCCTCTTCCCATTGATCTTTCCATGCCTTCGCTCATTGCGCGTCTGCCGGCCATGCTTCCTGTAGCTCCTGGGTTTCTAGCACCTAGAGATTCATCCAACCTAGCGTTGTAACCTTGAGGTGCACCGCCAACTCGTGGAGCCGCACCGCCAACTGGTGGAGTCGCACCTCCAACTGGTGGAGTCGCACCGCCAACTGGGGCAGCTAAGCCGCCAACTTGTTTTTTAACAGTACCGCCTTTAGCTTTGAATAACGCTCTTCCCACTGCACTTTTGGATGTACGCTTTAAGGCTCTTCCCCTTATGTCTTTCATGTCTCTTCCCATAACATTCTCCTATATATTATTTTAAATAGTTATGCAACTATTTTTTAACTAAACTTCCACCAAAGTAAAGTCCCACAATTGCCGCCATAAGATGCGTATCCATTGGCGTTATAACAACGCCTGCGAACTGCCTGTCCACAAGCATTTCCTTCTGTTCGATCAGGAACAGAAAACCTCTGCTGAATTCCGTCCAGGTCAAGAAGACTGAAACGTCAAAAAAGACCGGAACTATTTTTGGCCATACTATTATGAAGAATACCGCTGTCAGCGCGATGATTCTTCTCGTCCATGTAAATCCTTTGTTATCATACTTCCTCGCCTTTTCAATCGCATTCATCTGGAATTTTCCGCGGGCGAGAAGCATTTTCTGCTCTTCCTGTTTTGCCTTGATGCTCTGTCCCCAGATGGTCATGAAACCACCTAACATACTAGACCCTAGCATTGTCACCATTTCCACTGGAAGTCCAAACATTATGCTACCAAGCTCACTATTCCACCGCGCCTGAATCCCTGCTGGAATCCTTGTCCACCGTGCATGTTAATCATCATCTGTTGTAAAGGGTTTTGTTGGCCCCACTGTTCTCCTGCTTGTCCTGGAAACTGAGGTTTTTCTGGTGGTGCGTAGCCTCCGCCACCGCCTCCGCCGCCTCCGCCGCCGCTGGAACCCCAGCCGCTGTAGCCGCCGCCACCGCCGCCGCCGCCAGAGGTGGACGTAGCTCCACGTTTATTCTCTTTCCAAATATCTGATATGCTTCTGTGCCCTGGTAAAGGTTGACCTTTTTGTGGATCCATGTAATTTACTGGTGCCTCAAAAGGTAAATTAGTTTCTGGATCTATTTTACCTGAAATATAATCCGTATATCCAGGGTACATTCTGTTCATTGCTATATTAGCCGACGCCTGCTTAGAATATCCTTGATCATATAATTGATCCATCAGGGTCTCCAAGGATTGTCTAACCGCTCGGCTTGAAGCTGTGGTCG